TTCGTTGAAGTTTTTTAATTTGAACATCATTTTTTCTATAATCAAAAGAAAGATGCATCAGATTTTCAAAGTGAGTGTTTTGTTCACGAACGCATTGCCAATACTTGGCAGCTTTAGTTCCATACTTATTGTCTGATAAAACCGAAAAACGCATTTCAGTTTCAGTTCTAAACACTTGTTTTTTAACCCAAGTATCCTGAAGTTCAGGAACTATTTTTTTAAATTCATTTACCTGAGGCTTATCTAATAAAGTCATTAAATGTTTAATTTCTTTATCAGCGTGCTGTTGAATATTACGTTTTCCTTTATTCATTCTTTCTTTAATATAATGATTTTTAAATTAAACGCAAGGTCTATGAGGCCGTAAAAGTTACTGTTGAAAGAACGGGGTCATTCCACTCTTCGGTTGCTGTCGTTCCAATATTAGAAGTCGGAGTATCTGCTCCACCCCATATTACTCCTGCTGCTGTCGTTCCAGAAGTTCCTGCTCCTGGGTAAGCTTTTCTCGGTGTAGCGACATCGGCAACTTCACTCCAACAAGTTCCATCCCATTGTTCTACATTTCCCACTCTAGGTTCACCAGGACCTGATTGTCCTGCTGCTATCATCGCCGCTGTTTGATTTCCCCAACCAGCTTGTTCTCCTCGCGGAGTAGTTAAACCATTTACTGCTGTCCAACTTGTACCATCATAAGTTTCTGTAAAACTTCCTCCCGTATCAGGAGGTACTCCAGCAAAAGATAAAGCTGCAGTTGTAGTTCCTACATTGGCAGATCCATTTCGACCTGTAGTTAAAGTTCCTGGAACCAACGTCCATGTTGTTCCATTATATATTTCTGTGTCGCGGTTAATGGGAGTTGGTACGCCTCCAGCAAGCAGACCTGCTGTTTGAGTTCCGCATCCTTTTATAACTGCTTTTGCATTATTGAGCGTGCCGGGTGCTGTGGCCCAACAAGTTCCATCATATTCTTCTGTTCGATCTTGATAAGTGTTTGCTGCATTTCTTCCTCCACAACTTACTCCTGCTGTAGTTGTTCCAAAAGCTGCATTCGCATACACAGCCGTAGTTAAATCATTTGTTTCAGTCCAAGAAGTACCATCATAAGTTTCGGAAGTATCCACACTCGTTGTAACGGTTGGGCTACCTGTTTTTCCTCCAGCGTACATCGCTGCAGTTTGTGTACCTAAATTTCCCGTTCCTTGATTTTTATTATTACAAGGATTTGCTGAAGACCAAGCTCCAGCACCAGCAACATATCCTTTGAGCACTGTGCTAGTCGTATTATACCAAATCTGCCCTGCAGTAAGATTAGTAGGATCACTTGCTAGTGATTGTATTGTAAAACCTCTTATACCTTTGTATTCTGCCATTAGCTCACCGTCACCGTTTTAATTGTAAAAACTGGGTTTGTCCATTCTTCTGTTATAGTATTTGGAGAACCATCGAAACCAGCCGCTAGTGCTGAATCACCAGAAACTCCACATCCTTTACCTTTTCCTTCTGCTGCCGTTGCTAAATCTCCAACTTCTGTCCAACTTGTTCCATCCCATTGTTCAGTTACCTTTGTTGGGCTTCCATCTGTTCCACCATATATAAGAGCACTAGTTGTTGTTCCTGAACTTCCTACTCCTTGTCTAGAGGTGTTAAGAGTAGCAGGAGAAGTGGACCATGAAGTTCCATCCCATAGTTCTGTGGCGTTTTGAAGTGAGCTGGGATAAATATTACCTCCGGCAATAAAAGCTGCAGTTGCAGTTCCTCCGCCGCCACCCGCTTCTCTAGCTGTGTTTAAATCGCCTGACTTTTCACTCCATGAAGTTCCATTCCATTCTTCCGTATTATNTACAGATGTGTTAGGAGATTGTTTATATCCTCCAAAAATTATACCTGCTGATGAGGGCGCTTGATTAGATGCACTCATTTTTTGACGTGCTGTATTTAAATCAGCAGGAGAAGTTGTCCAATTAGTTCCATCCCAAGTTTCCGTATTACCTGTATCATTTCCACCCAGTATTACACCTCCTACATTCGTAGCAGCTGTTGAGGTTCCAAATCCCACGTTGTACTGTACTCCAGTATTTAAAGCTATTTTTATTAGTCCAAGACGTTCCATCATATTCTTCTGTATTAGTTTTCTGTGCTGGACTTCCAGCAAATGCAAGGGCTGCAGTCACAATACCTGTTAATCCAAATTGTCCTCGACCTTGATTCATCGGGTTACTTGAAGCCCAAGATCCAGCGCCTTCAATAGCATATTTAAGGGCAGACGAAGTTGTATTATACCACAACTGTCCTGCAGCTTCCGAAGCTGTAGGATCAGAAGTTAGGCTCTGAACTTTAATACCTTTAATGCCTTTAATTGTAGCCATTATTAATTCCTATGCTAATGTATATTTTTCAGGTCTAGCGTGTCGTGCTTGATAGTCTGCATCTTGAGCATCCCAATGTGCTTGGGACTCTTCCACTTTTCCATCAACAATAGCTTGGGCTTCTGCTTTTGTTTTAGCAGTTCCACTTACTTTATTGATCCAAGATATACCTGCAGCATTATTACCTACCACCCAAACATCGCCAACATGACCTTCCAGATAAAAAGCATTACGCTCTGAATGCGTAAAAAATCCTTTTCCCCAGTTAATTGCTGTACAATATGTGTTTGCCATCGTTTCCTCCTTGTATTTTTTTATAATTCATTTTTAACTTGTTGTCACTGTTTTAACTTCAAAAAGCGGTGACGTCCATTCTTCTGAAGCAGACACAGTTCCAGCTGGTGCGCCTCCCATAACTATAGCTGTTTCACTACCACCGGAAGAACTTGATCCTCCTGATAACTGAGCATCGGACATAGCCGCCACGGACGTCCAAGACGTACCATCCCATGTTTCTGCTGTAGCAGTAGGAGTAGTAGGGGGTGCAGGATCTCCAGTTGAACCTCCAGCAATTACAGCGGCTGTTGTTGTGCCTGATAGAGCCGCTTCAATTCTTCCCAAAGCAAGAGTTCCGCTAACGTGAGTCCACGATGTTCCATCCCAAATTTCTGTTATACCCACTCTTGAGNCGGGTCCATTTGAATAAGGTGAAGCTGCTGGAATACCATATCCACCCACACACATAGCGGCTGTTTCTGTTGCGCCGCACACTGCAGCATATTGTCTTGCAGTAACTAAATCTGCTTCTTCCGTCCAACACGTTCCATCAAAACTTTCTGTTGCTCCATTAGCCGGTCCAGACCCAGCTACTAATCCTGCTGATGTTGTTCCTGCTCCACCAAAAAAACCTTAGTCGACCAGCATTTAAATCTCCTGATTCTGTCCATGTTGAGCCATTCCATTTTTCTGTTTTGGCTGATTGAAGAGGAGGAGGCGGGGCTGCATATCCTCCGACATACGCCGCATCGCTTTGAGTTTGTCCAATGCTACCTCCATCATATCTTTCACTATTTCCATCCGTTGAATTGGTCCAAGACGTTCCATCATATTCTTCTGTGTATTTAGTAGCACCCGATGGGTAAACACCAGGTTTTGAACCAAAAAAAGCTAGAGTAGCAGCTTGGGTTCCAGAACCGCCCAATTGCCCTCGTGCATTATTTAGTGCTCCACCTGCAGCCCAGGTTCCTGTGCCTTCGGTCGCTACTTTAAAAGTTCCTGATGTAGAATTATACCAAAGCTGTCCAATAGCGGAACTATCCGAGGGATCGGATGCTAAGCTTCGAACATTAAATCCTTGAATTCCTTTATAAGTTGCCATGAGGATTATTTATCCTTCAATAGCCAGCCCTGTGATGCTCCTGAATAAACTAAGGTAAAACCAGCACGTTCAACTGCACATGTTAATGTAGCATCGGCTGAACCACCTTGAATTTTTTCTCCACTAGCAGGGGTGACTGTTAAATTATTAGTATCAAATGTTGCCGCATAATCAACAAGAGTCACTTCATCTCCAAGTGTTCCTGCTGGCAACGTTACAGTACAAGCATTCGAAGTAGTATCAATAAAATATCCTTCTCCTCCTACAGCTGTTTTAGTAGCTGCTGTAACTACCGCTTGCCAAGATGTTCCACCTGAGTTATCTACCCATGATAAAACACCTCCTGTTGTTGACGTTAATATTTGATCATTAGAAGTAGCAACGGCTCCCGGCATCGTTAATGTATAAGATGTCGTTGCACCTGCTGCTTTCATTCCAATGTATTCTCCTCCTGTAGTGTCTTGTAGTCTTAATTCTTTCTGTGATCCAATATTTAGACCATCTGCAGCAACCCAAGTTAGATTTGCATCTCCCCCGAAAGCTCCTGCATTATTAAATTGAACTTGTGTTGTAGATCCTGCAACTGATCCAAAATCAGCACTTGCATCTAAAACATTTGTTCCATCACTGTAAAGTAATTTTGTTCCTGTAACGCCTGCGGCCCATGTAATTCCTGTGCCTGAAACTGTTTTAACCGTTACGCTATAACTTCCACCTGCTTCAGCATTATTAATCAACCACCAGTTTGGTGTAGAATCTGGAACTGTTAAAATTCCATTGCCTGCTGATAATGTTCCTGTTAATTTCCAAACTCTTGTTGCAAGAGTAGCGCCTGTTGCGCCTTCTGTTTTAACTAAAGCTGTCGTACTATTATCTGGAATAGCTTGTGTTGTAAAACCACCTGAAATTTGTTCAATGATATCCCAGTTAGTATTAGTTAATGTACCCCATGTACCGGCTTTTTCACCGGTAGCCATTTTTTGAATTCCTAGGGCTGTATATGTAGATGGCATATTTTAAAATCTCCTAAGCTGCTGTTTTATCTACTACGGACCACGTTACTGTAGTGCCTTTAGATACTGCACTATAAGTCACTGTTGTGCCCTTGTCAACCGGAGACCAAGCAAATGCTGTTCCTCCAGTTCCAATTGTCATTCCTAAACCAGTAGGTTTAACAACGGCTTTCCCGTCGATAATTACACTACCTAGCGATGATGTCAACCCTAAACCTGCAACGGGATAACCAGATTCTTGACGAATAGTTCCTAAAGAAGTAGTTAAACCAAAACCTGTAGGATAAATTGTAATATCAGTATAAGCGGTTTCATCTCCTAAAGATGCTGTTAATCCTAATCCATCAGGTGAAGCAATCGTTCCTCCTTTAACAGCGGCCGAACCAACTGTAAGAGTCATCGATTGACCCGTTACTGGAATGATATGGCCATGCGAAACGGTTGCCGTTCCTACAGCCGAAGTCATACTTAATCCTAATGGTGTAATGGCAAAAGTTCCTGGTATAGAGCCAACAGAAGCTGTCATGCCTAAACCAGTTACTAGTTCATGAATTGAATCAGCGACGATACCTACATTACCTAGGGAAATATCTGCTTGAACACCGCTTGGAAGAACGGAATAAGTATCACCCCAAGCTCTATTACCCCAGGATCCTCTACCCCAACCTTTTTCAATTGTTCCAGTTGCGGTTTCATCTCCTAAAGAAGCAGTTAGCCCTAATCCTGTAAGATCTACTTCAACATTAAGATAATCTGCACCCCAAACGTATTCGCCCCAAGTGAGACGACCCCATCCTGAATTATGATATGCTGTAACTTCTCCGAGTGAAGAAGTTAATGAAATTCCTGTTAGTTCGAGATTAACATCGGCTTGTTCGCCCCAGGCATTCTGGCCCCAGGTTGTGCCCGATTGGTTCCAACTATTAACAGCCATCGGAGCTTACCTCCTTAGGCTATTCTCAATATAGCTTGTGTATCTGTAGCAGCAGGAAATTGAATTGTAAACGTTCCCGCTGTTGAAGTTTTATCTCCCCCAAAATCTAGAACACATACCGCTTTATCTGAAGAAGAAGTATTATAAATTAAAGCTCCTCTTGCAGTGATAGTTGCTGTTTGCCATGAGACATTAGCGAAATCAACACAGGCTGTATCAGATTCTAATGTAACCAATTGACTTGCTACTGCTAATTTTTTTCCACCAGCACTATAATTAGTTCCGGAAGTTTCTCCAGCTGTTAAATAATCTGTTGTTGATTTACCAATAGTCGCTGTACTAAGATACATTGCAATTTTAAAAACATCTGTACTGACCCCAAAGTCGTGTTCGCCTTCTAAGATCTGTGTTTTAAATGAATTACAAACTGCACTTGTTGTTATAGCCATAATTTTCCTATTTTACTAAACCCGAATCTGTCGTTGACGGAGTATTAAGAGGAATACGAATTGTACCACTTGTGTAATCTCCTCTTCTACGTCTTCCAATTTGTTCAAGACCGAATTTATCTATTTCCTGTTTATATCGATTTTCATAGTATGTCAACATATCCATTGGCCCTTTTAAAAATCCATAAGCCTCGACGATGCTAGCATATAACAGTCCATTTCCAAAGCGTTTACTGATATAAGTTGAAGTATTTCCTGAACTTAAACCATCAGGCATCTTTAAATATTCAGCTTCAATCGTATAACTACTATCTGGAGCCGGCGCAATTTTAAAATAG